CTCCGGGATCTGGATTATAGTCTTGTGCGATTGCGATCTGCGGCAAAACCATCGATACAGTTAATATTGCAATGAGTAATGGATTCTTTTTCATAGGTTTCACTTTTCAGGCATGATAACTTTAAATCCAGTAACCTTTGACAATTTTTCAGCCAAACCTGCTGGATCATCTTGATGCTGTTGTAGAATTGTTTTTATTTCTTGCTTCTTATTATCATCAAGATTTTTCTTCTTTTCAGAATATTGTTTTTCCACGTGTGCCAGACCATCATCTAACTTCTGTTTTGCTTCGTCTTCTTTTCGATTCTCTTCATGCCTAACTTGATTAGATAAATCTAACTGCGAATCGTAAGAATCTCGAATCGTTTTCGTGTCATCTGGCTCTGACTTCTTTTTAAAAGCCAATACCGCAATCACACCACCAACAAACATGGCAATATAACCCCAATACTTCTTAAAGAAGTCACGGACTTTGTTCCAAAAAATTAACATTAGTTTGGTTTATCCTTCTTTGTATCTACCTTGGAAGAAAGAACAATTTCACTATTTTTACTATTACTAGAAGCGAGCTCTAAGGCTTTAACAATGTCATCCAAAGTTTGTTGATGAACTTGTATTACTTTTGAAAGGCTTATCAGCGATGTTCGAATTGAATTAACATCATTAGCCAAAGCTATGAGCTCTGTAACAATACTTGCAATAGTTTTTGAAGATTTAATCGATGACTCAAAAATATAGTCAAATAATTTCATCTTAGTCTTCGGATTTTCTTTTTCCTGAGTCATCTGAGTTGATCATATTATACAACGTATTATGATCTAGTTCATTAATGTTGCCACGATTGTATCCGTCGGACTTCTTTATTGGCTTCTCTAATGACTCTCTGGCTCGACGTAAAGCAAGATCTTCAACGATCTTCATCGCATGTCTGTCTTCATTAATGACTAATTTAGCAAATTCATCAAATACCCACTGCATGGATAATTGATGATGAAACAATTTTTCTCTTAATTTAAGATGCACATCCTTGCTTAGTTTGATGTGAATCCCTTTTCTTTCGTGAAGAATGTCAGTTCTGATCAAACAGCACCTCCACCTCCGCTTCCTGCACCGGCAGCGACTGGGGTTGGGAACTCATTATCTTCTTCCTCAGCTTTTGATTTTCCAACAGTGATATCATGTTCATCCTCAAGAACAATCTTAAATTGGGTAACAACATCTTGAGAGTAATTGTCAGATAAGAAATTCATTGCTCTGCGAGCCAATGTGTTACGAACCTCTAGAAGAGAATCATAATTGTCGATCAACCTAACAACGCTTGAAGCAAATTCTTCGATGTCGATATCTTCTGCAGATAGCTTCTTCTTTTCTTCTGGTTTTTCTTCATCTCCCGCTTCATCGGCAGGCTTTTCTTCCTCTTCGTCACCCTCTGCTTCAAGAAGGTTACGAGAAGTTGTAGATAAAAAGCTACGTGTCATTGAACGAAAGTCAAACCCTTCATTCTTTTTCACCTTGGCATCGGATTCGTAGCTAATAAGAAAATCATCGACCTGCTGATCAAGAGAATCTTGAAGCTCTTTCTTAACAGTTTCTTCAAGAAGAACGCTTCTAATCTGCTCTCTGATTATTTTTTTTAAATCTTGAGAATTAATCTTTCGTGACATCATTTCACCTTCAATACTTGAGCCATCGACTCAGCCTTATTAAAACGATCTTCAATAACGTTCCAATTAAATTCTCTCATGCGGGCGACGAGATGGCTCTTCTTGTCCGTAAGATAGTCACGGTAATATGCATGCTCCCACATGTCAACTACAATAACTGGGTATAGACCCAACATAACATCTCCGCTGTGATGGCTAACTACTGTATTAACGTAACGTTGCAAGAAGGTGTGATATCCACAAACAGCCCATCCAGATCCAGCTGACATTGCACATGCCATAAAATCTCGTTGCCAATCCTCAAATGTTCCCCAGTCACGTTCAAGTCTCAAGTAAGACAATGAATCCATCGTGATCTCTGAGTGAGGGTCAAAACTGTTTGCAAAATAAAGCTCATGAAGCCATGTTGCATTAAGGTTATAAATCTCATCAAGCTTCAAAGAACGATATTCAGAATGTTTAGAGTCAGCTGCACCGCGATCAACTGTGTCTAACTTTGCTGAAACCTTATTTAGGGTTTCTACATAACCCTTGTATAGTTGAGCGTGAGCATCTTTCGTCTTTTGAGTTGAAAACTCAGAAACTTGTTTAAAGATCTTTGGCTCAGCAACGTAAGCTTCATCAAGAGATTCAACCTTTGGTAGAGTTGCAGTCTGCTGCGCAATTGCACTTTTTACTGTTTTCTTGAGCAAAAGATCCAAATCTACTCCGTCAAATATTTTTTTATCCATGATGCTTCATCACTCTCTTTCGTAATTATCCTGAAAATCCTGTAACGATACAATAACTTCTTTTGTATCCCCACCGGTTGCTGCTGGGCGACTTAACGTAACTGTCTTATCTTTAACATTAACGTCAACTACGTCGTAATTCAATCCTGACATAGGATCGCCTTTAGACGCTTTCTTTTTTACTTTTAATCCAACAGCAGCAGAAAGAACATCTTCACTTTTGCCATCGATATTAGCAAATACTTTAAGACCTGTTTCTGGCTTTTTAGATTGCTTGTTTGGCTTTTCAAGCAAAGAATGAACTTTTTTATCCCATTCTTCTTTCATGAGATCGATAATATATCTCTCTGTAAGCTTTTGCTTCATGACAACTCCGTGTAAGTAATTATCGATCAAGTCTCTCGAATCTTCAGGATAGTAGCTGGATTCTGCAAAAGGTCATCAAATTTAACACATGAAGTACCAGTAACTTCAAATATATGATTGCTAGAGGCTTCTGCATCAATATAATCAGAATGATAGATGACGTTCTTAATCCCACTATTAACAATCCTTCTTGCACACATGGAACATGGTTTGTGCGTGCATAACATCAAAAGATCACCTCTTAGTTCATATGGCTTACAGAGGTGAAATAAAGCATTTTCTTCTGCGTGAAGAAATCCTGATCTTCCAGACTCTAAAGATGATCTCTCGTTAGGACCGCCTTTATATCCACCGTTGTATCCAATTGCACAAACTTCTCGATAATCTTTTGTGATTATGATTGCTGCAACTTTGTATTTCGAGTCATAAGACAATGTCGATAACTCTGTGCACATCTTCATGAAAACAGATAGTTTTTGTTTATGTCGATTAGATGTGTCAATCATGATTGCTAGAAAATAAACTTTCTCTATTTAGAATCAGCGGATGACATTTGCAACATCGAGGTTCATATAATTCAGAACCACCGACTTCAATCTCATTCCCACCAGTCTGCTTCTTATAAGTGTAGTAAGCATCTCTATTACAAACTACACAGACAGCGCTCAGTTTTTCAACCTTAGTTGCCCAAGGTAACATTTTTTCAATTTCTTCAAAGGGCTTTCCTGCCGCAGAAAGATCTAGACTAGAAACTACAACTGAATATCCACTACGATATAACCAAATCAAGACGTCTGCTACACCTGGTATCATGAATGCTTCATCAACCGCAATCACATGAGGATTTTCATCCATCTCAGCAAGGTGCTCAAGTATGTCTGTCCCATTCTTTACACAAATTGCAGGAATTTTCCACCCGCTATGTGTAGAAATGTTGTCAGTACTATATCGATCATCAAGGCGAGGTTTGAAAGTTGCGATTCGCTTGCTTTGATATTTGAATCTATCAAGAATTGACAATAATGATGTCGTCTTTGCAGAAAACATCGGCCCACAAAATATTGTAAATGTAGCGGTCATGGCTTTGCAAAATACCTATACCCTTCAAACGTTGTAGAAAGAAGTAACTTATTTGCCAATTGAGGATCCTTAAGCTTCGTGGCTCTATGTGATGCCAGTACCTTGCACCAATCAAGCCAATAATCATCAAGACCTGACTGATCAAGGATGTCAGAAATTTTCTTCTCGCAACCAGACTTTCTAACATCATTCTCCACACCCATCAACAAATCTAGTGGTGGATTACCAGGCATCTGAGGCATCTCTAAAACATTTCGATAATCCTGCTTCTTATCTTCCTCTAGTATTTTCTCGACCATTTTAAAGTGCCTCTCGTAGACATGAAGAGATGCGCTCAGGTGCGTGTAAGTTCCTAGTCCGATAGGCCGACCCAATTCATTTGTGAGCTGAACTGCCAAGAGCTCCTGAAAGATGGTGAATGCTGGAACATCATAGGCTAATCCAAGAATCACATCGGAAGATCTCATCGAGGTCACCATATGAATCTTGTCATTCCTCAAGAAAAATTGAAGTGATAGCGTGCAAGGTACATCAAGCTTGGCATACTTGCTGTCTTGCGGCATTCTAATGTGAATCACAGCCCTACGAGAATCAGGATCAAGCTTCAACTCATTCTTAACATATTCCCATTGCGTCCATGTCCCCTCTTCAGGACCTTGGTAGGAATGATGTTTAAAGATTCTAGACCCATATGAGCTGTTTGCCGTGGCGCCATCGTCAGAAATCTTCGACCAAAATGCAGAATAATTCGAAATCCAGTCGGTGGAGTTGTTTCCGCTCAAATACCAAAGAAGCTCTGCAACCATGTAGTGAACCGACAAATCTCTACCAGGAACATAAGGAATCCTATTTCTTGGATTTAGTATCTTGAACTGATAACCTAAAATTTCTTTTATTTTCATTCCGCGAGGCGATGATGTGAATTCAGGATGTTCGTATACGTCCTTGGCGATATCGACATATGCTTCGGTAAAGTTATTATAGACTTTCATGTTATGCCTTGAGACTCAACTTCTTAATCATATCCCAGTTCTCATCATACCACTTGATGGTACGATCAAGACCCTCCCAAAACCTAACTAGAGGAGTGTATCCAAGAACTTCTGTTGTGTTAGAGACATCTGCCAACGTGTGCATGACATCGCCAGGACGCCATGGTGCATCATGATACTTTGCATCTGGATATTTGGATAAAAGATATTGAAGAATTTCTTTGTTTGTAGTTCTATCTCCACAAGCTACATTTAAAGACTTAGCCCTTAATAGGCCTGAAGCCTCGCCGGCTCTTATGCAAGCATCAACGACATTGTCAACATAGCACATATCGCGAGATTGAGAACCGTCCCCATCTGAACGCATAGATTTTCCATTTTTAATTGCGGTAAGCCATGATCCAATTACCGTCGCGTATGGAGAATCTCCGAGTTGGTGTGGTCCAAAAACATTAAAAAATCTTAAAGATACAGAGTCTAAACAATAGAGATCATTATACATTTTCAAATAATCTTCGATGATAGATTTTTGTAACGCATAAGGAGACTTAGGACTCTTTTGACACGTAACGGGGGTCGGCAACAATTCTGTGTTTCCATACACAGAAGATGATGATGCAAAAACAAAACGTTTAATATTGCCTCTGCGGCAAGCATCAATTAGTTTAAGTGTTTTTGAAACGTTTATATCGTTGGTTTCTAATGGATACTTTACTGAATAACTAACTCTTGGAACTGCTGCAATATGAAAAACAACATCATATAACTTTGATCTAACACGATTCAAAATTTCTTCTGAAGAAAAATCATCGATAATAATCTTAGATTTTAATTCTTCTAGTAGAAATTCTATTTTTCCATTTGACATATCATCAACGATATCAACATCAACTCCTCTTTTTGTCAATTCAATTGCCAAATTGCTACCGATGAATCCTGCTCCACCAGTCAATAATGCTCGTCTTGTCTTCATACCGTTTCAAATATTATAACATTTTTTTACCAAAGTTCATTACTTATTTTCATGAAAACGTTTAACATCATCAATCATTCTTCCAAGGTCTCAAATGACGATCTACAACTAATGATAGAAGCTTGTAAGATTCAACTAAGAGATCATGCTGGACCCGCACTGGACAGAACGCCTTGGGACATCAAGCTCAGCGGAGATGATGGGTTTCCTATGAATATCTTTGATGATACCGATCATGCAGGAGTCATGGGATATCACAGCCAAGACCCAAACGGGAAAGTCTGGGGTAGGGTCTTTGTGAATCCCATTCTAAATAGTGGCGGAACAATTATGAACGGAACAAAATCCGTCTCGGTGGTACTGTCACACGAAATTCTTGAAACCTTCTACAATCCGTATATCAATCTTTGGTCAAATAGAGGTGATGCCACTTTTGTTGCCGTTGAACTTTGTGACCCTGTCGAAAATCATAGTTACGAAATTGACGTAAATGGTAAATCAGTAAGTGTATCAAACTTCGTTCTTGAATCTTGGTTTGATAAGGAAATGGCGTCGGCAGGAAAGTTTGATTATCTTTCTATTTTAAAATCACCTTTAACTTTAGCGCCGGGCGGGTACAACATCATTTTCGATAGCATAACAGGAAAAATGGGACCTGTATTTGCATCAAAAGAAGATGAAGATGCTCATGATTTGTTCAAACCTTCCCATCCTGCCGCGAGATCAAACAGGCACAAATCATTCAATACCACCACCACCTGAAGATCCATCAACTGATTTTGATGTAGATGAGTATAGATCTTTATACCATCCTCCACCCTTCAGCGCAAATCCAGATCCTCCTGAAATTAATCTTTGAAGTGCACTCACCAAACATTTTGGACACTCTGACAGTGGGTCATCCTTCATGGATTGAAATGCTTCAAAACAATGATTACAACACTTACATTGATATTCGTATGTAGGCATTTGCTTTTCTCCTCATGGCACAATAACTACTGGAAATAAAACCTGCTGACCTGTAATCTTTTGAACATCCTGTTGTCTATCATTCTTTAATGGCCCATTTGATGTAACAAGATGAGACATGTTTGGATCTTTGACAAGATCAGAGAAACGATATTCAACTCCATCAATCCAACATAGTTGCGAAACTAGTTGACAAGTTTGAGAATAATCCGTGTGATTCGGATCATGGGCAGTTGCATTAGGTTGAATAACCTTTGCGCCCTTTCCACAATACAAGGTTGCTGCAGGAAATCCCGTAATTCCGTTGAACGAAGCACCTGTAAAGTGCCATCCATAATTGCAAGCCTGCCTTCTTGCATATTCTAGCTTTTTATCAAGAATCCAGTGTTTTCCTGCAGGAGAAACAATTCCTCCGTTGTACGCCCCCAGAAGCTTATCTACTCGTTGACTATGAGCCAGCATAGACTGAACTGAAGATGAAATAGGTTGAGGAGAAGGAGCAATTCGATGATTCGCGTTTGCATACATAAAATCTGCTACCTGAGCAGTTAACAGGGATGCATCAAATACATCTGCAAGTTGTTGTTGTAATGTCGCTGTGACATTGACACGAACTCCACCAATTTTGAGTGCATCTGACATGACATCGAGCTTTACTTTTTTTCCAGCGATGTCATATTCAAGAGGAACCCAAGATGCTTCAAAATTTCCTGCAACAACTTGATCAAAGATGTACTTTTGACGATCAGGGATCTTTTCTGGAAATATTGTCGTTGTAATCATGATCACTTTTTCCAGAAAGAGTACATGTTCTTCTCAATCTCATAATCCATATTCTTCATCGGACGATTTGGTTGTTCTTGCGCCCACTTAAACATCTTCATAATGGTTTCATGAAGATCTGTATTGTCTTTAAATCCAAGAAGCTTGTGTGCCTTTGTATGATCGCAATATGCAGTATGAACTTCATTACGAGGTTCAAGATGAACCTTAGTTGCATTGATTCCTAGTTCCTTAGCAACGTTAATGACTGCTTCTGCAGCTTCATTAATTGTATAATGTTTATCTGCACCGATGTTGAATATCTCACCATCATGAGCAGTCATCAGTTTTTCAAAAGGATCCATGTAGAACTTAATGTCAGAAAATGCGCGGATCTGAGTGCCGTCTCCGAAAATAGTCAGAGGTTCACCAGCCAAAGCCTTACGAATCCAGATTCCAATAACATTACGATAACGATCCCAGATGTTTTGATAAATTCCAACAACGTTATGAGGACGAACAATACTATACTTCAATCCAAACATTTCATGCGCAAGTTTTAGATCCATTTCAACAGCATACTTTGCGATACCATATGGATCTTCAGGCGTCGGAAGCTGACTTTCTGTAAACGGAGGGTTTCCTACACCATATACCGCCATAGATGAAGTAAAAACAACCTTCTTAATTTCGTTATTGATACATGCATTAATGACGTTTGCTGAAGAAAGAATGTTATTCGTATAATTGTAATTACGAATAAAAGGACTCAATCCTTCTGCAGCGTATGCCGCAAAATGGAAAACATAGTCTGGCTTTTCACTTGAAAAAATTTCTTCTACAGCTTTTCGATTTGAAAGATCTTGTTTATAAAATGTCATTTTAGAAGGAACTGAATCTTCATATCCTCCACTAAGATCATCAATTCCTACGACTTTATAACCCTTATTCAAAAGATGACGAGAAAAGTTTGCGCCGAGAAGACCTGCTGCACCTGTGATTAATACTTTCATTTTTTCCTCACACTAAGGACTCTAGAAAATCTACAACTCCGTCAATAGAAAATACACCGCTCGATTTTAAATTGTTTTCTTGTTCTAAAATTAATGAAGTTCTATCATCAATCGACATCGAAAATATCTGCTTTACTTTATCAACGACAGATCCAGATCCAGTAACAATCCAATCTTTTCCTAATAGACCTGGGATCAAAAATTCTTCTGGTACTAATCCTGGTACATTTGAAACTATGTTTTCTACGTACCTAGGAGAAGCAAATCCTCGAAGTGCATATTCTGGTTTTGTTATGTGTGTTGTACAGACGAACGTATTCAACCTCTTCATCGAATCATAGAAGTTTAACCTAGGAGCGAATGCAACGTTCATATGAGATGATATCAACTTTTTAGGGGATTCACGCTCAGGTGAAACTTCTAACCAGTTTCCATGAACCGTTGTTTGGATACCAAATTCCCTAAGTTGTGAAGAAGGAAATGAATAATAACGTTCAAACGCTTGTGGGCGTTCATAATTGTTACCAACGTATCCGTACTCGAATGATGATCCATTAACTGGCATCAATTTCTTCCAATCCGTCCAGAACATGAGACGAGTACGGTTCCTAGTCAAGCTTCTAGGATCAAATGCTGGATCTGCAATAACGGCTTGCGGCCACTTCAACTCGTCTTGTTCTGTGACCTTATAATCACAATCCCAAATCACGACAGGGATTTTTCCATGATAATAAGATAAAAGCTCAGTCTGTCGATCAAGATCTGGTTCAAACTTACTTGAACCAGAATTCTTATATGTTGGCCATCTCCACTCTACAAACAAAATATCAATATCAGGAAATCCATCATCATACTTCAATCCAGGATATGGGGCTGATTCCCTACGGGTTTGTAATGAATAAACTTCATGACCTCTTCCTACCAAAGAATCTACCATAATAGGCCGACCGTACCGATGACCGTCCGGCGTCTTTGCTTCTTTTGACGCCTCGAAAGGCTCACAAAATCCCCAATAACTGATTCCTAGTTTCATGTTATCCTTTTTTATTAATAAATTCTAGAATGGTTTTCATTTCCCAATCAATGTCTTCTGAATCGACGCACAGTCGCAGAGTCTCACATTTGGTCCAAATTATAAATTCAGCATACATGTCAGATATTTTTTGCATTGCTTTGCAATCAATGTCATGCATATCATCATGCATTCCTTCATATGATGTTCTGTACGGAATCACAATTTTAACGCCTACTTTAGCTGCAAGGTCATCGACATATGTCAACGCTTCATGATCAGTGATTCTATTATAAACTCTTGAGTATACCCATTCAGAAGGATAAGAACGATCAAGAACGACAGAAGTTCCTGTCATCTTTAAAAAATTATAAAAATATGGATCTCCATACTTCAATGCGTTTGAAAAATATGAAGGATCTTTTGAGAAAGCATTCCATTCAGATTCGTTCTTAAAATACGGAACTTGAATTCTTTTTGACAATTCGCGAGCCATCTCCGTCTTGCCGACCTTATCAGACCCATCAAATAAAATAACGGTTCCCATTTTATTCCTCATGAATCAATGATCTTAATACGGTTCATGAAAGTTTTATTACCGTAGTTATCAACCGTGATTTCAGAAAGACAAACACTATATTTTGGAATCTCAGTCTTGCCATCCCATCCCCAACAAAACAACCTTCGATTTTGACCGCCTAATCCAGTTATGGTCAACAACAAATAAGGTTTTCCTGTCTTGGTTTTCTTTGGTTTTGAATCAGCAATGATAAACCAATAAATGTTTGTATCTGAAAGATCGTCGACCGATTGAACACCCTTCGATTCAAGCTTTTGAAGAATGTCTTCAGGCATAAGCATAGCTGCGTTGAATGACCCGAGATATTTTATGCTGTTATCTACCATCTCAGATCTGGTCCATTCTTCAATATCTTGAGTTTCGATTAAGATATTTTTAAATGATTCCATTCCGACCAACGGATTCTTTTTTGTATGTTTCTTGATTTCTACATTCCTATCAATCAAGATTTCATTCATTTGCTTATAACTGCTAAACGTTTTTCCGTATCCGATACAATCCAAAGAATCGAAGGCTTTAATTCCAATCAGCGCTTCGAGTGAACGTTTATTAAATTTTGAATGTTTCCACGAACCGTCTTCATTCCACAACATCTCTTCTACATTCTTATAAGGACGCTTTTCAATAATCTCATCCACCGCTGACTCGCCAACTCCCTTACATGAAAGGAAGCTCGGCATAAATCGTTTGCCTTCCAAAATAGTCCAGCTCTTCGTCGCATAGTTAATGTCGATATTAACGATTTTATATCCCAATGCTTTAACTTCAGAGAATGCTTTAGAACGTTTTTCGTCATTTCCTGACATGGATTCAAGATATGCACAAAGCCATTCCTCTTCAAAGTAAGTTAGAAGCCATGCACAGTAGTAAGAATCAATTGCATAAGAAACTGCGTGAGATGCATTGAAACCGTATCCTGAGAAGAACAACATCTTTTCATACAGCTCGTCTGCAACTCTTTCAGGTATTCCATTCTTCATTGATCCGTTAACGAACTCTTCTTTTGCCTTGCGAGCATCTGCAGCAGCATCATCTTTCTTTGCAGCAGAACGTTTCATAATGTTTCTACGGATCGTGTCTGTCTCTGCCTCAGGAAAACCTGCAACTACAGAGCACAACTTCATAACTGATTCTTGGAAAATGATGCAACCATACGTGTTCTTAAGAACCTTTTCAATCAATGGATGTTGATAATCGATGTTATCTGCATTGTTCTTCGCGTCGATGTAAAGCTTATCAACGTTCGCAGCCAATGGACCTGGACGATAGATTGAAGTCAACGTTGCGATGTCGATGATGTTACGAGGCTTTGCCTTCATAAAAAGGCGTTGCGCGCCAGGCTGCGTACATTGGAAAACACCGGCAAATCTTCCTTCATGATAAACATATTCATAGACCTTTTGATCGTTTAGATCAATGTTCTTTGGATCCATGCGTTTATCGAACCACGACTTGATGTCTTTAAATGTAGGATTTGCGATTCCTTCTCTACGTTGTAAGATCAAATGAATGCATCGTTCAATGATTCGTAAGGTTTCAAGGCCAAGCAAATCGAACTTAATCCAACCAAACTCTTCTAGATGTTTGTAATGCATGCCCTCGACCCATGGCGTTTGAGGTTCGCCACGGGCCAAGATGAGAGGCATCTGTTCTGCAACATTTTCAGATACGATAACTCCACCAGCATGACGGCCAAGAGATCTGTTTTGTTTGAATAAAATCTCAATCGGCTCTGCAACTTCAGGATGCAAAGCCACAAAGTCTTGCATGGATTTTGAATACTTCATCGCATCTTCATACGTCAAAGTAAACAAATTCTTGTCAACACCAGGTTTAAAAACTTCTTTCTTAACGTCATCCTCAATGGGAGCCAATGCAGCATTCACTTCTTCGAATGGAATGTTATAGAACCTAGCAATGTCCTTGATAAGGCTCTTTAGCTTAAAAGTATTGTAGTTAGAAATTGGAATGACATTATGATTTCCAAAATTTTCGCGAAGCAAGTCGATTAGCTTATCACGGTCTCCAATATCAGAATCGATATCAGGAGCACCTGAATTATGAGTTAACAGCCATTCTTTACTTGTGTTTGAAACAAAAAACGTGTGATCATCGTCAACTTCGATATCGATTAATTCGATTTCATCTTCTAGGTCAACAATCTCAATTGAATTAATCTTTGTACGTTTTAATGAGATAAGCTGTTCTTCCATAATCTTTATTTTCTAAATTGGGGATTTTATCATAGAGACCAGATGATCTCAACATTGAATAAAAATCGTTCATATACACGACTTTTATTTTCACATCTGCAGAATTTAAACTCTCCCTAGCAGCTGAATTTGAATTTAACTTTTTCGAGAATAAATTTTCACTTTCTCGAATACCTTTTAATTCGATAAATTCGCCTAAGTCTGGTAAGTAAAAATCGGGAGTATAAAATCTTTTCTTTCCGTTTATTTCCGTTTCAAAAACTTTTTTTTCGTATTCAAATCGAATTTTTAGATAAATGCAATATCTCGCGTAATCTGCTTCAAGAGAACTTTTAAAATAAGGAGAATCTTGTATGTCAACCCTCCACCCTGTTCTTCCGTTTGTGTGTGACTTTATCAACCCTAACGATTGACCTTTTCTTGAACAAATTTTATTACAAAAACGAGTTGTTGCAGATTTTTTTACTGTTAGTTTAGAGTTGCAAACTTCACAAAAAATATCTTTTCTATCATAAAGACTTTTTGAAAAACAATCAGGAGAACAAAATTTCTGAGTGCTATTTTCATTTATCTCAAACTGTTTAAGACAGTTATTACATTTTTTTTGGACTTTTACATGCCTGGTATTAACAAATGACATGTGCTTTGCGTAACAATTTTTTGAACACGTCACACGATTTTTTGCTTGCGAATGAGGAAGATAAAATTCTTTACAACATATCTTGCATTCAACTTTTTGCTTAGATCCATTTTCAGGAATTTTGTACCAGGCTTTTTTGCATTTTTCACCGCAGTACTTCTTTCTTGCTGAACCTGCAGAACCAGATCCATTAACGACATATTCTACATAAAAAATCTTTTTGCAATGTTTACATGTTTTCTCAATTCTTTTCATGCAGATAATTATTTAACGATAGACAATAATTCGTCTGTAATTAAAATTTCTTTAGCTTGAACTTCAATCTTTTTATCATCACGGACAACAATCCATAGATGATTTTCTGAACATTCGATACACCCTTCATCAGTTCTAAATCGATAAACTCTTTTTGCTTTTGAAATAAACTTGCTATTAACTTTCTTTAATGACCCAGATCCTCCGACTACTAAATCACCAATTTCTAAATCTTTGATTTTTTTAAAACTTTTTTCAGTTTTTACTAAAGTTTCTGGATTTAAACATCTATGAGGATTAAGAAACCTTTCAAACGAAAGGTCGTACTCCATTGGGTCAAGGTTCGTCACACCAAGAACATAAGCAACAAGAGAACCTGCTGCAGATCCTCGACCTGGACCGATCAGCATGTGTTCGCGGGCGATATCCATGATCGCCTTCATCGTCAAGAAGTACCTAGAGAACTTCTTACCCTTAATGATTCCTAGTTCATACTTAATACGCTCGATGTACTCTGGTTTGTCATCGAGTCCCCGCCAAACAAGTCCTTTCTTACAAGCATCAACCAATGCCTTGTCCTCTGTCATTCCTTCCGGAATCACGTAGGAAGGAAGCTTCATCTCTTTGTTGGGATGAATGTCTCCAATTTCGTTGTGGACGATGTCGTGTGTGCGCTCAACTGCTTCACGAACAACATCATCATCATAGAACTCCATCTCACCAGCTGTCTGGATATAAGAATCCCAGACCTGAGAAGCATTCTTTGGATACAACTCGCACTTAAGATCATCCTTAGATTTTGGAAGCTGGCTAGGGTCAAAGTTTTGATAGTTCAACCAACCAAGTTTCTTATAGATCTCACGTTCCTTCCAGTTGTCTGGTCGAGCATAGTGAGAATCGCACGTCACGATCAACCTGTCTTCAAGGGAATTTCTCTTTGCAAATTCGATGATCGCACGATTGACAAGATGCTGAGCAGGAAGCTTGTTAAACTGAAGCTCTAGACATACGTTATCACGACCTAGAGCGTCTGCTAATTTGTCATAGGTATTACCCATCTCGAGTAGAGCAGCTTCCATGATGGACTGATCATCCAGAAGCTTGTAGGAAAGGTCCTCGAATTTTACTCGTTGAACCTTTGAGAACACGTCATACGACAGCGGCCCTCCCAGACAAGCTGAGCTCACCATCAAGTGACCACCTTGAGCTGCTTCCTTAAGCATTCCGTAATCAACTCGTGGGAACCTGTAGAAGCCCTCCAAATAACCTCGAGAAACTAGATGGAATAATCTTTGTAGACCAATCGAGGTTTTTGGTAGGACAACCAGATGGTGCCGGCGCTTCACTGGGTCATTGTACTTACCAGATTTTGTCTCTTCCTCGTTCTCAATGGTCAGAGCAGCTTCGTCTGTTCCAATATCTGTTGTCTCATCATTTCCATCTACTACTGCAGTGAGAGGTGTGAGGATAGACTCATCTTTGACAGGCTTCTCTTTTGATTTTTGTAGGTCCCTCTGCCACTGCTTCAAGTCAGGATGGACGTACATCTCACACCCAGGAATGAACTTAAAGTTCTTACCAGACTTACGAAGCTTCTCAGCATGAAGGTAGGCATGTCCAAAACCATTCATGTGACCATGGTCGGTCAGCGACCATGCGTCCATTCCATTCTCAAGAACATAATCGATGTGCTCTTGTGGGTAGTCAAGTCCATCGAAGGTTGAAAATCCAGAGTGAGAATGTACACCTACGAATCGTGAGGGCACTTTTTTGTGATTTACGCTCATCTTTGCCTGTCTGTACATTGTATCCCAAAGGACAACGATTTTGCACAACAAAGATTCTGAAATGAAAAAGGCCCCATTAAGGAGCCTTTCCAGGTAAATTCAATAAAGAATTACGCGGTTATCGAATGTTCCCTAAATCACTGAAAAGATTCTTCTGGTATCTCTCTCCACTCTGTATCCATTGGATCAAAGAAATAAGTCGGTATTCTTCCTTTTTCGCCAGCTAAAAGAACAGGACCAGACATACCAGATTGTGGAATTTTGCCTAGCATAAATGAAACCTGTTTAGGATCTCGTGGAGGGGCTTCAGGTCCTCTCCGCGGTTGTAACATGTCAGCTACTTTTTGCAAAGTATCTTTTGGGTTTTCATCGCCCACCATGTCTAGGTTTTCTAAAGCCTTTGAGTACCCTATTTCTTTAGAACCGATATTCGGATTGTACGAGATTTTTTCCGATACGATTCTTTCGACTTCTTCCTTGATGATTCTGCGTAGTTGATTGACTGTGATCTTCATGTTATATTTCCCTAATCGATGTCGTTAAATATTAACCCACGTAAAAAAATCACATTACCTGTGCCGCGATCAAGCAACCACGGGCAACGGCATGAAGAGGATCTGCTGCATGACGGACCTCCTTGACTGGAAGAGGAAATCCATTTTCCTCAAGTTTCTTTGCGAATAGATCCACGAAACCCTTGGCCTTCGAAGTTCCACCGGCGACGACGATCGGAAGCGGATCCTTGAATTTCGGAATTGATTTATGACCATCCATCGCTGATGCCAATTGCTTCGTCGTATAATCGATCAAACGATCGTAGTAAGAAGCAACGGCTGCTAGAACCTGATTATCATTTGGCTCACCGACCGTAAAGTCGCCTTGTTCCTTCTCTGCCTGGACAATAGAGTCGGCTTCACCTGTTGCGACGGCTGCCATGCGGTCGACCCAATCACCTGACTTCGTTGTGGAAAATGTGACGACAGGTTCACCGTTCAACATCACACAAACGTTGACCATACCTGCACCCCATGAAAGAGCAACTCCGGTATAATCATCCTTTTCTAGTTCTGAATAGCAAAGGGCTTCGGCCTCATTGATTGCACGAGCAGAGTATCCTACCTCTGTTAGGAGCTTGACAATAACATCCTCGTGATAACCAACATCGAAGTCATCATCCTCCTGATCAACAGGCTGTGCGGGGATGCAAAACACCAACTTCTCTCCAGGCTCTGAAGGCTTACCAGAAACTTCCTTTAAGATATACGTTAGGATCCTGCGAGCATCTTTCTCCTTAGAAGAAACCACTCCTTTATACATTGGACGCTTGGCTGAGTCGTTTCTTTCTACGGCCTTTTCAATTGCGTCCTTGCCGAGGATGATGAAAGAACCGTCTTCATCCTTGACGAAAGTCTTTCCTGCGAGACCTTTCTCAATCATCTTGGTTGCGATGGGTGTTGTTGGTTTGATGACATAAAATGCATCGCGGAAATCCTTATATGTAACTTTGTTCTTAGAGCCTTCTTCAGCGAGAACGATGAAAGAAGTACCGACGTCGAGACCTTTAGCCATTTGATTTCTCCTAATCTGGAAATATTACTTATTCTTTTTGAGTTGTGCAAGTTTCGACACTGACGTGCCAACATCATCATTGACTGTCACCTGTGTGCCTAACTCGCCGCCCTTCTTGATGAGCTTATCAGTCGTGACATCAGTCACAAACTTTTTATCATCAATCTCAACAATCTTCTTCTGGCGTTGCGCAGGTTTAAAGAATGAACCCTTTGCGTCTATTTGATCGTGAACCTTAGGACCTGTTATCTTACCGATGACAAATCCTAATCCAAATGCTGTCACATATAGAAGCACTTGAATCGAGAAGATCGTTATGTCGTTCATAGAATAATCTATCTATCAAAGATATTTAGTACCATGAAGAAGAATTTAGAAAAAACTTTAGTTGAAATGTTCGGAGACCCAATCGACCCTAAGCTTGGAACAAAGATAGGACAGCTACCTGGAATCACCACTGTTGGTGCGGTGGGAGTAAGAGACATGGGAATGAACGATGATCTTGGAGATGTGTGCCAAAACTGTGGAATGATGTCCATAGACGGAAAATGTGGCTGCGAAGAAATGCCAGAAGAACACCACGATTCGCTAGAAGGAATGTGTCATGGTTGTGGAATGCCAGTTGAACAATGCATGTGCGCATCAAAAGAAACATGCCCAGTTTGTGGAATGTCACCTTGTGAGTGTGGCGATTATGGTGACAATGTTTGTTCTTCTTGTGCAATGATGTCACCTAGCATTGAAGCTCCTTCATGTGGATGCTTAAGCACAGGCGAAGAAATGTTAGAAGAAAAAACATGTTCTGAATGTGGAATGAATGAATCCGTCTGTGAATGCGGAATGGATGAAGGCATGGGAGCACGCTGCGAAGCATGTGGAATGGATGAATCCGTCTGTGAATGTGGATATATGAGCGAAGCAAAAAAAAAAGGTCCAAGTAAGAAAACTGCAAAGAAAATTCTTCGTGGAACAAAGACCTTTGCACAAAAAATGAAAAAAGTTTCAGGTTGGGCAGAAGATCCAGCAGCTGCTGCAGCATGGATGATGCATAAGGCTACAGGGAAATGGCCTTCAGAAAAATGATTTAATTACGACTCATTTACCATGGGGCTTATTTTCTTGAACACCTTGTGGGGTCACTGTGACGAATCTAGCCTTACCTCGCAACTCTCTGATGGTCCGGGCTCCTGAATAGGATAACCCGGACCGAATTCCGTCTAGCATCTCTGTTATCGTTGTCCTCATGGATCCCTTATAGCCAACCATCGTAGACTCACCTTCGACGACTGAAACACGGCCTCTCCAACTCATCTGAGCTTCCTTCGAAGCCATGCCTCGAAACTTCTTAAACAATGGAACACCGGCATGAGGCTTGGTCTTATATGTCATGCCCTTTTCATCCACAAGCTCACCTGGGGATTCATCATGACCGGCAAGAATCGAACCTAACATGAGCATGTCGGCTCCGGCTGCCAAAGCCTTCACAGCATCTCCGCTATTCCTAATTCCACCGTCAGCAACAAGGTAGACATCCCTATCTGACTTGCCACAATCCATCACAGACTGCAGGGTTGGAATTCCATGTCCTGTACGGATCCGCGTTGAACACATGCTCCCGCCCCCGACACCGACGCGGATCGATGAAGAACCCCAATCAGCAAGGTCATTGAATGCCTCCAGGGTAGCAACGTTTCCGGTCATGATGTGAATGTCATTCCCGAACTTGTTCCTCATCAACGTCAATGCAGATTTCACGGATGAATGATGGCCGTGGGCGACATCAATACAGAAAGTCTGACATCCGACGTTGTGAAGAGCAGTGGCCCTTTCTAGAAAATCTCCAGTTGCACCAACGGCAATCATAACATTTGGAATCATTCTTTCAGGAGTCACCCTTAACTCGTTGACCTTGAGAAATGCCTTGACAGCTTCATCGATCGTACAATACCGATGAAGAATACCAAAGCCACCCAACTCATCAAGTAGAGCGGCGGCAGTTGGACCTATGACAGTATCCATCGGAGATCCTACGATCGGACAAGAAAGAGATGGATGAATCTTGGTTAAAGATGCTGTTGCTTCATGGAAGCCAGTCACGCAAAGACTAACATTCGATCGTGATTCAATCTCAGAATATTGTGGAGTCAATAGGACATCATCAAAGCAAAGAGTTCGCTGCATGCCTCAATGGTATTCCAAAAGAGGCATGCTTTACAAACTAAAAGTTCACTGATCGTCTTCGATCGAATCTGTTTCAGAAACGAATCCCCAGTCACCGCGCATCCATGCTCTCATTTCCTCTTGGGTAACACGAGCATGAGCCTCATTAAGGTTGCTAGACTTACGGTTACGAGATTCCCCAATTGGCATATCCATTCCGACAGGTTCGACTGCGGATGAAACTTCTTGGTGGGATCTCATTTCCTCATCACCCATGAGGTAACCATGGACCTGCTGAAGGTTTTCATGAGCCACTGCAACATGGTCCTGAACCCAAGCAGGAAGTTGGTCCTCAGAATCAAGAAGACCACAGACGTCTTCTGCCATCTTTTTCATGGAAGCCATACGAGACTTGACCATGTATCCTTCATCATCGTGTGGATGGCCTTCGTCTGATCCATGGAGGAATTCTTGGTGATCGTGTCCTGGTTCTGGCATGGCATCGCCAGAGACATAACCTAAGTCACCATTCTTCCACGCAGCAATTTCATCCTCTGTGATTCTTGTCATTGCCTCGGAAAGGTTCTTCTTGCCTGAAGTAGCCTTTTTGACTTCTTCACGGATGATGTTGCGTAGTTGTGATGGTGTTAGTTTCATTTTTTATCTCTTATATTTTTAGTTGTTTTCTCTGCTTTTGCGATTGCCTTTTTTTTCGGTAATCCTGATGCCATCATACGAGATGCCATAACATCGGTAAAATCTTCTTTACCATCTCCTGTTACGTCTTTTTCTTCAGATTCAGTCATTTCTTGATTATCTTCTTCTTTAATCAAGTCGCACATTCCCTGTGATTCAATCATGATTGCTTCGCAAACTTGATCTACGGTAAGTCCGGATGCAAGGTAAGTATCAGCAAAATATCTTAAAGCATTACTTAAACCTTCTAGAGCATCTAGTTTGCTCTCCGTGAGAAACAACTCGTTGCTTACTTCTTCTTTAATGATCTTACGTAGCTGATTAACTGTAATTTTCATGTCGTTCCTCATGGTCTAGATGGATATACACCTTCAACACAGATTATTGTCTTTAATCCATTAACTTCTGCGATCTTTGGAAGATTGAAAGTATGGACACCGTCTCCACCAAATCTATTTCCGAGTAGAGAGAACAATGCTGCATACTGTTGTGTTTGTAATGTAGAACCGTCACAAGACATCCAGCCCTGAGGAACAAAGCTTCCCGCGAAGTACATGATTGTTGCTAACATTGGATCCATGATAAATTCCTCAGACTAGTGGTTTAGAGATTCTCTGCTTCAAGAGGTAGATATGACCTTCGTGAGTATCGGCAATTCCCTGGAGCATGTTGGAAAGACCGTTGGTCATCAGTCCGCATTCTTCTAGTGAAGATATCATGACATCAATGACCTTGAGGAAGTTCATTTCGGCCATCAATGATTTTCGAGCGAGGTCTGAAGACTTTGGAATCATTGATGCTCCGCCTGAACCAGAGATGAGCTTGAGGACCTGAGAATTTTGAAGAGCTAGATCAACGTTTGCTGTGCTTCCAAGACCGATAGCCTTTTCTGCAAGACCGTCAATCTCTTCTACCGTTGCTCCATAGAGACGCTGGAATAGTTGATGATCTCCGTAGAATGGATCTCCCATTGTTGTCCAATGATGATTCTGATGAAGAGCATAAAGATACTTAAGATGAACTAACAACACTGAAAGTTGTGGGTAAGAAATCCCACCCCACTCTGCCATCATGTTGTCT